GGGGCGGATGGCCATGAAAGCGCTCATCATGTCGAGCCAGCCTGCGTCGAACTGCAGGCGGCCGGTGGTGATCACGTTCTTGGCTTTCAGCACCATTTGGCTCTTGGTGAGTGGCGAATAGATGATCGGGGTGACCAGCGGGAACCACTTGCGCACCAGCTGCTCCACAGCCTTGCCAACACCCGTCGTGTCGATGGCGATGCGAGTGACGCGATAGCGCGTGGCCATAGAATGGATCGCGGCATCCTGTTGGTCGAACTGCATACCTTTGAGGCGCTGTTTTTCCAGGAGGCGGAACTTGCCACCGGGTGTGGTCGGCGCGGCGAGCGCCACCAGCGCGGCATCATCGCCGGTGCCGCTCTCGCTGGCGTTGGGATCGTAGCCCAGCCACACTTCGCCCTCATAGGGCCGCGCGGCGTAGGGCTGGAAATCGCGCCACACTTCCCAGCTGTCGACCATGCAGCGGCGCATGATCTCGAAGGGAAACATCGACTGGCTGTCGTCGAGGAACAGGCAGCGGAACAGGTTGTCAAACTCGTCCACCGAGTTTTCGCGCTGGAGCTCGGCGACGTCGACCAGGTCAAAGCCTTTGGCCAGCGCGTCGAACACGGTGACGATCTGACGCCAGATGCCGTCGGCGCCGATCGCGCCATCCTTCAGGTCGGCATGATCGATGGCGATGCGGACCTTGTCGGCCTTGGCTCGGCGCCGGTTGAACCGGTCGCCGCTCCACATCGGATAGGCTTCGTGGGCCAGGGTGCTGGGCGTGGAAAACAACGTACGCGTATAAATCTTGTGGGTCGCCATCGCGGCAGCGACCTTGAAAAGCTCTTCGAACCCATAGATCCAGAAGCACTCGTCGATGATGACGTCGCCGTGATAGCCCTGTGCGGTGCGGTAATTGGTGCCGAGGAAATAAAGCTCGACCGGATCGAGCGGAGCGCCGCTGTCATCCTCGCCGCGCTGGATCGCGATGGGATCGCCCTTAAGCGTCACCCCGCAAACCTTCTGCACCCATTGCACGATATAGGCGCGGAAGATGTTGGCCTGCGCGCGTGAGGCAGACAGGAAAATCTGGTTCTTGCCGGTCTCGAGCGCCACCAGCAGCCGCTCACGCGCGAAATACCAGGTAGCGCCAATCTGCCGGCTCTTAACGATCATGCGCGTGCGCAGATGCGTGGTCGATAGCCAGGTTTCCTGATGTCCGTAGAGGCCCGCCACCATGTCGGCGCGCAGGGCGGCCGCCATCTCGGGCGTGATCAGGTTCTTCGCCTTCTCCTTTTTCGCGTTCGTCGCCTTGGCGCCCTTGGCCCGGTCGGGATTGAGATCGGCCTCGTTGCCATCGTCGCCGGCAAACTTGCCGATGCGCGCGAAGGTCACGAACTGGCGGCCGAGCAGGTCGATTTCCTTGAAGTCGCTGCCGGTCTTCTGCTCTTTGGCGAGCAGCGTCTGATAGCGCACCCACAGGCATTCCTCAGCCCGCGCGCGGGGGCTGGCCGCGTCCCAGCGCTGGCGCTGCTTCCAGCTGGATAGCGTCGAGACGGCAAGGCCGGTTTCCTCGGCGATCTGCGCGATCGACCAGCCCCGCCAATAGAGCGAGCGCGCCTCGATCCGCTGCGCCACCCGTTCGGCAATCGGCACGACATTGGCCCCGGACGCGGAGGCGTCGGGCATGTGATGCAGGTTATCGTTGTCGGGGGGCTGCTCCATCGCCGGCCACGCTATGGCCCTTGGGCGGGGCTGTCGGCGGGGGCCGATTGTAAGGGGCGGTTTCACAACGCGCCCGCGTTGAGATGCGACGCGATCCGGGGCCTGGTGCGGTTGTCCCGCCGTCACTCCTGGACCGGAGCCCTGAATGCCCAAGTCCCGCTTTTTCCGCGTCGCCGTCGAAGGCGCCACCACCGATGGTCGTGCCATCGAACGCCAGTGGCTGATCGACGCGGCCGAGACCTACGACCGCAATACCTATGCCGCGCGGGTCAATCTCGAGCATATCCGGGGTGTGACGGCCGATCCGCCGTTCCAGGCCCTGGGTGACGTGCTGTCGCTGCGCACCGAAGATGTGCAGCTGACGGTGGGCGGCAAGACTGAAAAGCGCCTGGCGCTGTTTGCCGAGATCGACGCGCTCGATCCGCTGGTTACGATGAACAAGGCTGGCCAGAAGCTCTATAGCTCAATCGAGATCAGCCCGAATTTCGCCGGCACCAACAAGGCCTATCTCGTCGGCCTGGCCGTCACCGACAGCCCGGCCAGCCTGGGCACGGAAATGCTGCAGTTTGCGGCATCCCAAGGCGACAAGTCACCGCTGCGCGCGCGAAAGCTCGACCCGGCCAACCTGTTCAGCGTGGCCGAGGAATTCCAGCTCGAACTGGCCGACGAAACCGACGATCCGGCCACCGGCCTGATCGGAAAGATCGCTGCCTTCTTCGACGGGCTCACCGCACGCCAGCAGGTGGAACCGGCCCCCGCACCGGTTCCCGCGCCGGCTGCGCCCGCTGCCCAGCCCGGCGCCGATGCCACGGCCTTCACCGCGCTTGCCCAGGCAATGAGCCAGGCGGTCACCGAACTGGCTACCAGCTTCCAGACTTTCGCCCAGGCCAGCGGCCAGCGTGCAGCGGTCATAGAAGGCCAGGTGGCCGAGATCGCCGCCACGCTCGAGCGCACGCCCGCCACAGCCTTCACGCAGCGCCAGCCCGCCACGGGCGGCGACAACCGCGTGCGCACCGACTGCTGATCGCCGCCAGGCCGCCCCAACTTTTCCAAGGAACACCCATGCGCAACGAAACCCGCATTCTCTTCAACAGCTATGTCAGCCAGATCGCGCTGATCAACGGCGTGCCCGACGCCACCGTGCAGTTCACCGTCGCCCCGGTGGTGCAGCAAACCCTGGTCGAACGCATCCAGCAGTCGAGCGAGTTCCTCTCCTCGATCAACATGGAGCTCGTGCCGGCGCAGGAAGGCGACAAGGTCGGCATCGGCGTTACCCGCACGATCGCCGGGCGCACCAACACGGCGAACAACAACCGCCGCCAGCCCAGCGATCCGACCGACAGCGCCGAGATCGACGGCTATCGCTGCGAAAAGACCGACTTCGACTGGGCCATCCCCTATGCCAAGCTCGACGCCTGGCGCCACAAGCCCGAGTTCGAGACGATCCTGCGCGATGCCATCCTCAAGCAGCAGGGCCGCGACACGATCATGATCGGGTGGAACGGCACCAGCGTGGCCGCCCAGACCGACCGCGCCGCCAATCCGCTGCTGCAGGACGTCAACAAGGGCTGGCTGCACAAGATCCGCACCGTGGCCCCGACGCGCTGGCTGAATAATGGTGATCTCACCAGCGGAGCCACCAAGGCGATCTACGTCGCTTCGGGCGTGGAACTCTACAGCGAGGATGCGGATAACGCGGACACGGCGCGCGCGGATTACATCAATCTCGACGCGCTGGTGATCGATGCCATCGAACTGCTCGACGAATGGCAGCGCGACAGCACTGATCTGGTTGTCATCGTCGGACGCGACCTGGTGCACGACAAGTACTTCCCGATGATCAACAACGCCGGGGACAAGGCGACCGAGCAGGAAGCGCGCGACCGCATCCTGCGCTCGGACAAGCAGATCGGCGGCCTGCCCGCCGTGCGCGTGCCATTCTTCCCGGCGCGCGCCCTGCTCATCACCAGCCTCGATAACCTGTCGATCTACGAGCAGGAAGAAACCCGCCGCCGCCAGCTGAAGGACGAAAGCGAATACAACCGCATGGCGAACTACGAGAGCGCCAATGTGGCTTACGTAGTCGAGGACTACGGCAAGAGCGGCTTTGTCGAAAACATCGTGCTGGCGCCCAAGCCGGCCTGATTTGGCAGAGCGGCGCTGTTCAGGCGCCGCCCGGCCCCTGCCATTTAGATCCTTGGTGGCAGGGGCCAACCCACAAAAGGGGCAGCGATTTGTGCCCCTTCCCTGCCCGGCGTCGGCATCCCCCCGCATTCATGGGGCCGCGCCGGGCAGGTTTTCCATCAATAGGAGCACCGCCCATGTCTCTCGCTCGCCGTCATCGTGAACTGCACCGCGCGGCCCAGGCCGGCGCTGCCAGTGTCGCTCCGCGCGCGGCCGATGCGCCCGCGCCCATGCCCACCACCGGAGCGGTGGCGAGCGAATATGCCCTGCTGCTCGCCGCGCTCGGCCAGGATCTGCAAAGCCTGCGCCAGATTCAGTCGGTCGAGCGCAAGATCGCCGCCAAGGCCGGCATGATCGGCCGCTATCGCGCTTGGGTCGAGGGTGCGATGCGCTCCGATCCGCCGGTGCAGGACGATATCGTCGGGACCATGCTGGTCTGGGCGATCGATGTCGGCGATTGGCCGCTCGCACTGCAACTCGGCACCCATGTGCTCACCGCGAATCTCGGCCTGCCCGAGCGCTACAAGCGCAGCCCGGCCGTGGTGCTGGCGGAGGAAGTGGCCGACAGCGCCTTGCGCGTTGCCAGCGGCGTGCCGCGCGAAGTGCTCGAGCGAACGCTCGCCCTTACCGCCGACTACGACATGCCCGACCAGGTCCGCGCCAAACTGCATAAGGCGCTGGGCCTCGCCTTCCAGGCCGAAGCCGACGCTTTCGATCCCGAGGCGGAAAGCCAGCGGGCCGGTGGCAAACGCGCGCTGGTCGATGCCGCGCTCGACCATGTCGGC